TATTCCAAATATAAGTGGTGTAACTGATATAGATTCGGCAAGTGGTTTTACAATTTCGTTAGGAAAAATTGATAAATACGGAAATGTGACAGGAGCAACTACAACCGATTCTTTAACTAATCCTATTAGTTATTTTTATTTTAAAAGTGCGGACAGTGCAACTCTACATGGTGTAAAAGGTGGTGAAGAAAATTGTTCAGCAGGACCAGTAACATTGAAGGGAATATAAGATGGCATACACTTTAGCAAATTTAAGAACAGATATTAGAGGATACACTGAAGTATCTGATACAGTTTTAACCGATGCTGTTTTAGCAACTCAAATTAAAAATGCTGAAAATGCAATTTTAAGAGCCATACCTACAGATCAAAATGCTCATTATGCAACATCTACTTTAATTGTTGGAAATAGATATGTAACAATTCCACAAGACTTAAGATCTATTAATTATGTTCAACTTAAAGACACTGCCGGGAATCAATTCTTTCTAGAACAAAGAGATCCTAGTTTTATGGCTGAATATTATTCTACACCAGGAACAGCAGCTGTGGATATTCCTAAATATTATGGTAATTGGGACGAAGAATTTTGGGTTGTGGCTCCTACACCTAATCAAACATATGCTATAACATTAGCATATAATAAAGAAGCTCCAAGTATTACAGAAACAACTCCAATAAGTTATGCTACTTTAGGAACTTATCTGTCTAACAAATATCAAGACTTGCTTTTATATGGATGTTTGATAAATGCATATGGATACTTGAAAGGTCCACAAGATATGATACAATACTACCAAGGGCAATACGAAAACGCTCTTACAACGTACGCAACTGAACAAATCGGTTACAGACGCAGAGACGAATACGAAGATGGCATGATTCGTCAACAATTAAAATCTAAATCGTCATCAAGTTACGGAACAAATTAATTAAGGAGAAAAAAATATGGCAAATGTAGTACCTTATGCTTTTAAACAAGGGATCCTAAAAGGACAGCATGATCTATCTGTTAACGATGGTTATTATCTCGCTTTGTTTACTAACGCTACGCCTTACGGAGCAAGTGATACAAGTTATACTTCTGCTACTGCAAACCAAGTTGGTACAGTTGGAACTAATTATACAACTAATGGTAAAACTTGTGGTCAAGGAGTAGTGGCACAAACAGGAGATTATACAACAGTAGATTTTACAACTGATCCTACATGGACAACTTCTACAATCACAGCAAGAACTGGAGTGTTATATAAATATGTAGCACCTGGTGGAACAACAACGAACCAATATCTAGTAGCAATTTTAGATTTTGGTGCGAGCATTACTTCTACGTCTGGTGATTTTAAAGTTACTTTCCCAAGTGCAACAGCAGGGGCACCTTCAGGATCTGGAGCTTTATTAAGTATAACTGGAAATCCATAGGAATAGTTAATGGCATTAGTAATTAACGATCGAGTAAAAGAAACTAGTACAACATCGGGAGCAGGTGATTTTACACTTGCAGGTGCTTCAACTGGTTTTGTAACTTTTAATAGTGGTATTGGAACTTCTAATACAACTTATTATTGTATATTCGAACAAGGTACAGCAAATTTTGAAGTAGGTTTAGGAACTCTTACAAGTTCTACCAATTTACAAAGAGATACAGTTTTAAGTAACTCTGCAGGTAACACTTCAAAAATAAGTTTCGGGACTAGTACAACTAAAGATGTATTTTGTACAATGCCTGCAAGTAAATCGGTCTACCTAGATTCATCTGGGGATCCAGTAGGAGCAGCGAGCGCAGGTTTTGCATTAGCAATGGCCGTGGCGTTATAAAAAGGAAAAAAATATGGCACAAAATTTTAGAAACAATTTACAATCAGCAGTAGGAACAGTTGCAGCAACGCTTGTAACTGGAGCGGATTATGATGCGGTCATAGGAATTAGATTATGTAATATTTTAACTTCTACAATTGAAGTTGATGTTTACATTATCAACAGTGGAAATAAATATCTTGCAAAAGGTGTTGTTATCCCACCAAATTCTGCAATTGAATTAATCCAAGGCGGAGCTAAAATTGTTTTAAAACTAGGCGATGTATTAACGGCAGTTTCAAATACAGCTTCAAGCTGTGATATTGTTACGTCATACATTAGTCAAATTAGTTCGTAGGAGGAATTATGACGGCAGTAGTAAATGGAATCCAATACATCGGAGGGCAGACTTCTCCAAATGAATTTATAAATAATCAAGCGGCAACGATTGATGGAACTCAAACTGTAGAAAATGGAGTTCTTGCAGGACCTATTACAATTCCTGCGACGATAACAGTAACAGGAACTTTAGTAATAGTATAATGAGTAAAGTAGAAGTAAATACAATTGAACCACAATGCGGAACAACCTTAACTTTAGGGGGTTCAGGAGATACAGTAGCTTTAGGTAGTGGTGCTAGTCAAACAGGATTTGGAAGAACAGGAACTGTTGATTGGATTACAACTCCAAAAGTAACCGGAGATTCTCCTGTTACAGGAGTTTCCGGAAAAGGATATTTTTTAAATACAACATCAGGCACAATAACACTTAACTTACCAGCAGGTTCTGCTGGAGATATAATTTCTATGGCGGATTACGCAGCTACTTGGCAAACATATGCTGTCACTATAAGTCCCAATGGAACAGATAAAATAGGTGGAATAAATGCGGATGTTAGTTTAATTACAGAAGGTCAATCAGTAACTTTTGTATATGCAGATTCAACACAAGGTTGGGTTAATACTATGGATTCAACATCTAATGTAAGAGCAAGTGCCTTTGTACAAGCTACTTGCTGTGGTGGAACAGTTTCATATTCTGGTAATGACAAAATTCATAAATTTACAGCACCAGGAACTTTTACGGTTTCAGCTATAGCAGCTTGTGCTGCAAGAAATATAATTTCTTATATGGTTGTAGCTGGTGGTTCTGGAGGTGGCGGAAGTGCGGAAGGTGGTGGTGGTGGTGGAGGTGCTGGTGGATATAGAGAATTAAAATCTCTTTCAACTCCTTATACAGCAAGTCCCTTAGATGGATATCCCACACCAGGAAACAGAATTACAGTAACAGCAACATCTTATCCAATAGCCGTTGGAGGAGGAGGAAGTGCTAATTCAGCGGGTAATGTACCAGGCGTAGGAGATGTTTCAACTTTTTCATCAATTACTTCTGCGGGTGGTGGTACAGGTGGATTTGGAGCCAGTCCTTATTCAGGTGCAGGAACTCCAGGAGGAAATGGTGGATCTGGTGGAGGCGGTTTCGGTTATACAGGCCCTATTGGTGGATGTGGTGCAGGAACAGGAAACACACCTCCAACAACTCCAGCACAAGGAAATAATGGAGGAACAGCCAACTTATCGTGTAGTTCAGCTTTAGCTCAAAATGGCGGCGGTGGTGGAGGAGCAACTGCTGTAGGTGATAACGGACAAAATTATCCAGGACCAGGTGAAGCTGGTGATGGTGGTGCAGGAGCAACAACAGAAATTTCAGGAGCTAGCGTAGCTTATGCTGGCGGCGGTGGCGGAGGTCGGAGATGGGATCCCCCATCTGGCGCTCCAGGAACCGGTGGAACTGGTGGTGGTGGAACTGGTGGTTGGGGTAAATCAGGTAGTCCAGGAACAGCAGGAACAGTTAACACTGGCGGAGGTGGAGGTGCAGGTGGTGGCTGTAGTAGTTCTAACCAACCGGGCGGAAATGGTGGATCTGGAGTAGTAATATTAAGGTATAGGTATCAATAATGACAAGTAAAATTAAAGTAGATAATGTAAATAAAGTTTCAGATGATTCAAACATCATCAAAAAATGTGGTACAACAATTACACTGGGTGCAAGTGGCGATAGTATTAACTTAGCTGCTGGTGCATCACAATCAGGATTTGGTCGAACAGGAACAGTAGATTGGCAAACAACTCCTAAAACAGGAGATTTTACAGGGGCAAACGGTGAAGGTTATTTTATAAATACTACAGCAGGTAAAATAACAATGACTTTACCAACTGCTAGTGCAGGAGATATCATTTCAATTCAAGATTATAATAATACTTTTGATAGTTATTCATTTGTAATTCAAGCACCCTCAGGTGTTAAAATTAATGGTGGAACTGCTGCAGGTTTATTAACATTAAGTACCGAGGGTCAAGGTTTAACTTTAGTTTATGTGGATTCTACTGTTGGTTGGAGATCAATAGAATCTACAACATTTAGTTCTTCATCGGGAATACCTACCTACATAGCAGCGTGTGGGGGTAATACTACACTTACTGTTGGTGATTTCAAAACTCATATTTTTACAAGTCCAGGAACTTTTACAGTTTGTTCTGTAGGTAATTGCGCAGGTTCAAATACTATAGAATACGCGGTTGTTGCTGGTGGTGGAGGAGGAAGTTTTGGAGGCGGAGGTGCTGGTGGTTTTAGACAAAATTATCCAAGTCCAACTACTGCAGGTTTACCAGTTACAGCAACAGGTTATCCAGTTACAGTAGGAGGAGCAGGAACTGGAATACCTTGTGCTACTTCTGGAGATGCTTCAGTTTTTGCAGGTTCAACAACAATTACATCAGCTGGCGGTGGAAGAGGTGGTGGAGCTAATAGTAACATAGGAACTGGCGCTGATGGTGGATCTGGAGGTGGTGGAGGCCACGGACCAGATGTAGGTGGATCAGGTAATACACCGGCTACTCCCGTTTCTCAAGGTGAAGATGGTGGAACAGGATCTGCTGCACCTTATTATGGTGGAGGTGGTGGAGGTGGTGCAACTACTGCAGGAACAAATGGTACTCCTGGTAGTCCACCCGTAAATACTGGTGGTAATGGTGGTACAGGAAATTACTGGCCAGATGCTGTATTAGGTCCAACAGCTCCAAGTTATGGAACTCCAGGACCAGTCAGTTCAACAAGATATTTTGCTGGTGGAGGCGGTGGTTCTTATAAATATAGCACTTGTAAAGGAATAGGTGGTTCAGGTGGAGGTGGGAATGCGTGTCAACCATCACCTGCTATAGCTGCTGTTGCAGGAACAATAAATACTGGTGGTGGCGGAGGTGGTGGTAATGGTAATGGTCAAGGTGGTGGTTCAGGTATAGTAATGATAAGGTATAAATTTCAATAGGAAAAAATTATGAGTGAAGTTAAAGTAAATAAAATTAGTCCAAGAACAGCGTGTGGTACAACCACATTAGGAGATAGTGGAGATACAATTAATATTCCTGCAGGTGTAACGATTTCAAACAATGGTACAGCAACAGGTTTTGGTGCAACGGGTGCAGTTAACTGGGATGTAGCATCAATTAAAACAGTAGATTTTACAGCAACAGCAGGTGTTGGATATTTTGTAGACACCGCGACAACAGGAGCAGTAGATGTAACTTTACCTGCCACACCTACAGCAGGTGATGTAGTGGGAGTTGCTGATTATGCCAAAAATTTTGCTACAGCTAATTGTGTTCTTCTTAGAAATAGTTCTAATATTGGAGGAGAAGCAGTTAATGCAACTATAAAAACAAATGGAGTAGCAGTTACTTTAGTTTATGTAGATGCAACAAAAGGATGGATTGTAACTGATTCAGGAAATCAAACCGATGCACCAACTGCTTTATATGTAGCAGCAACAGGTGGTTGTATAAGTACGCAGGATAATTTTAAAATTCATACTTTTACAAGTCCAGGTACTTTTACCATTACTTGTGCAGGAAATCCTGGTGGTTCGTCTGTAGTAGATTATTTAGTAGTAGCTGGTGGTGGTGGCGGTGGTGGTGGCCTTGGTGGTGGAGGAGGAGCTGGTGGTTTTAGACTATCTAATGACACTTGTATGTCAGCACCTATTACTTCACCTTTAGCAAGTCCAACAGGTTTAACTTTACCAGCAGCCCCATATGCTATAACAGTAGGAGCAGCTGGATCTGCAGGAGTAGGAGCAACAGCAACTGATGGAGGACCAGGTGGAACTTCATCTATTGGATCAAGTATTATTTCAGCAGGTGGTGGAGGAGGAAAATCGCCTCCTCACAATGTTGGGTTAGATGGTGGCTCGGGTGGTGGTGCAGTAGGATCGGTAACTGGGGCCCTTCCAACGGCTTATGCAGGTGGAGCAGGAAATACTCCCGCAACGCCTATAGCTCAAGGAACTCCAGGTGGTAAAGGGGCAGATGGTCAACTTTACGCAACAGCCGGAGGTGGCGGCGGTGGTGCTGCTTGTGCTGGTGGAGATTCATTATTACCAGGCGCGTCAAACACTCCTGGATTTGCAGGAATTGGCGGAGCTGGTTCTTATGTAGCTCAAACAGGTTTTGGAAATTGTAATGGAACTACAGGTCCTGTACCTAATGCAAGATATTTTTCTGGTGGTGGAGGAGGAGCAATTAATTCAGTCCCAGGTGGTCCAGGTGCAGGTGGAGCTCCAGGAGTTGGGGGTGGAGGACAAGGATTTGGTCAACCAGGTAATCCAGGAGGAGGACAAGCGGCTACAGCAGGAGGTACAAATACTGGCGGTGGAGGAGGTAGTGCTCCAGATCCAGGAGTACCAAGAGCAGGTGGAAGTGGTATAGTAATAATTAGATATAAATATCAATAATATTTATGTATTTACACAAATTTAAAATTAATATATAAGGAGAAACATATGGCACACTTTGCAAAAATAGGAATGAATGGAAAAGTTATCGGAGTATTAACTTGTGGTAACAATGATATGCTTAACGCTGATGGCGTTGAAGATGAATCAGTAGGACAACAATATTTAGAGAGACATAATAATTGGCCTGCTCCTATGTGGATTCAAACTTCATATAATACTAGACAAAATACACATTCATCAGGCGACAATTCAAAAGCATTTAGAGGAAACTATGCAGGTATAGGTTATACTTGGGACGAAGATAATCAAATTTTTTGGCCTCAATCACCTTATCCATCTTGGGTAAAAGATACTACAACAGCATTATGGAAATCACCAATTGGCGATGCTCCAGCATTAACAGCAGAACAAGAATCACAAAATACAGCAAATACTCACAGATGGCATTATGTTTGGAATGAAGCTGGTCAATCTTGGGACTTGACAGACGGCAAAGCATAAATTAAAAAAGTATGTGGTATGCACAAGAAAGTATTATCTGAAATAGATTTACATTATGGCAAGATTGATATGCCTAAAGGTTTTGAAATAAACCGAGACACACTTCAATCAGATATTTTATCATCACAAATTAAAAATTCTAAATTTCCATTTTCAAGAAACTGGGATATGTTAAATACTTATATGCGAGAGCATATAAATGTCGAGCACGGTTTTACTTTAGTAAATAAAGAAACGTGGGGTAATGCTTATAAACCACAAGAAGTTTCTATTCCTTTATTAAATATTGATCCAGTTGATTTAAGAAATTCTCCTGATTACACATTCCTTTATGGAGTAAATGTTAAGGACTGTAGTGTTCGAATACACTATGACCAAAACAGAAGAGCGGGAAGAAGTTGGGACATACCTTTAAAAAATAATTATTTTATTATGTTTCCATCTACGCAGATGTATTACATAACAAACAATCAAAAGGATTCTTTAAACTTTATTTTAACTACATCTTATGAATTTATCTAATTACTTTTGGTATTTTAGTGGAGTGTTAACTCCTAAGTTTTGTGATGAAGTTGTTAAATATGCATTATCTAAAGAAGAAGTAATGGCAAAGACAGGCGGTTATGGTGATAAGAAAATATTAAATAAAGATGAAGTATTAGATTTAAAAAGAAAAAGAAATTCTGATTTAGTTTGGTTAAACGATACTTGGATCTATAAAGAAATACATCCATATGTTCATATGGCTAATAAAAATGCTGGATGGAATTTTCAGTGGGACAGATCCGAGTCTTGTCAGTTTACAAAATATAAATTAAACCAATATTATGATTGGCATACAGATCCTTGGCCTAAACCCTATCAAAGAAAAGAAGGTGATCCTGATAATGGCAAAGTTAGAAAACTATCTATGACTTGTCAATTAACAGATGGCTCCGAATATACAGGTGGGGAATTAGAATTTGATTTTAGAAATTATGATCCTAATATGAGGGATGAAAGTAAACATATAAGAAAAGTACCGGAAATATTACCTAAAGGCTCTATCGTAGTATTTCCTTCACATTTGTGGCATAGAGTTAAACCAATAACGAGAGGAACTAGATACTCACTTGTCTTATGGCATTTAGGATATCCATTTAAATAGTATGTATATAAATAATTATTTTGTAACACCCATATGGAGTGAAATTAAAAAAGACTTTGTTAAGTCTTTAAATAAAGCGTCTGATCCATATATTAAAGAAGCCAAAAAAAATAAAGAAGCTAAAGCTCATATAAAAGCTCACGGCGATTTTGGTCGATCATTTCATTCAACACAATTACTAGGCGATACTCAATTTATGGATTTTAGAAATTATGTAGGTCAAAAGTGTTGGGAGTTTTTAGATCATTCAGGATTTGATATGAGTAAGTATACAACTTTCTTTGAACAAATGTGGGTACAAGAGTTTGCAAAAAAAGGTGGTGGAAATCATTCAGCGCACATTCATTGGAACACACACGTCAATGGTTTTTATTTTTTAAAAGCTAGTGAAAAAACTTCATACCCAGTTTTTCACGAACCGAGGACCGGTGCAAGAGCAACTAAATTACATATGAAAGATCAAAAAGGAATATATTCAGGAACAGAATTAGTTAATTTTAAACCAGAACCTGGATTACTTATTTTTTTTCCTGGATACTTAGAACACGAATTTTCTGTAGATTATGGTAAAGCTCCATTTAGATTTATTCATTTTAATATATCAGCTGTATTAAAGGAGCACGCTAAGGATGTTTAAGAAAAAAAAGTATACAGTTATTCGTCAAGCAATATCAAAAGAGCTAGCAGCTTTTGTTGCAAACTATTTTAGTATGCAAAAACAAGTTTATGACACGTGTAGAGTTGCAAGATATTTTTCTCCTTTTGAAGATATTTTAGGAGCGTATGAAGAACCCGATGGTCAAATACCAAACACCTATTCTCAATATGCTAATATGGCTATGGAAACTTTAATGTTAAAATGTCAACCAGCAATGGAAAAAGCAACAGGACTTAAATTATATCCTGCTTATACATATGCAAGAATTTATAAAAAAGGGGACATTCTTAAAAGGCATAAAGATAGATTTAGTTGTGAGATATCTACCACAATGAATCTAGGGGGCGATGATTGGCCTATATATCTAAACCCTGATCCAAAAGCAGGTTATGTTTATGGACCTAAGTTTGGTGAACATAAAATTCAAGATTATGCACCAACAAAAGACAAAGGTATTAAAATAGATTTAAAACCAGGAGATATGTTGGTTTATTCAGGATGTGAGCTAGAGCATTGGAGAGAAAAATTTAAAGGAAAAGAATGTATTCAGGTTTTTCTTCATTATAATAATCGTAAAACACCGGGAGCTAAAGATAATATGTTTGATAAGCGTCCTCATTTAGGTCTTCCATCTTGGTTTAAACGATGATATAATTCTTTGATGGAGGCAGGGCACCACCACATACCCCCTGTCTCCTTCTAAGGATTATTTATGAGTTTAGGATTTGACGCAATATCAGCATTACCATTTGCCACTACAACATTAGTAGGCAATGTTACTATTAATGTTAGTGCTAATGCATTAACTTTATCGGTAGGAGCTTCTACTGCAACAGGGGATGCAGCCAATGTAATTGTGGCTGGAGATCCGTTAACTCTAGGATCTGGTGCAGTTACACTTACAGCGGATGCTAATGTCAATATTAGTGCCTCTCCTTTAACTTTAAATTCTGCTCTAGTTACAGCTAGTGGATCGGCGAATATTAACATAAGTGGAATGCCTTTGACTTTAAAGGCTAGCAGTGTTACAATAACAGGTACGGCAAACATAGATGTAAGTGCTAATCAATTAACAATCACATCTAATGACGTAGGGGTAATTACTTGGAACCCTATTATTCCAGGTGCAGGCAACGTTTGGGTACCAATAGAACCTTATTAAATTATGGCATCAACATATTCATCAGATTTACAATTAGAACTTATAGCAACCGGTGAGAAAGCTGGTCTATGGGGAACAATTACTAACAACAATTTAAAAATTTTAGAATTATCAGCTAGTGGTTATTATACAGTAAGTATCGCTGCATCTGATTTAACATTAAACCTCGACAGTGGTTCTGCTTTAGGGGACAGCACGGCTACAGGTAAAAATTTAATGATAGAGGTTACTGGTACATTGGCAGCTAACAGAGTTATTACAATGCCTACGGGTTCGGAAAGAGTTTTTATAGTTAAAGATAGCACAACAAGATCCAGTTCTAATTATACTATTGGTGTACAAAATGTAGGTGGAACGGGAACGGGAATTAAATATATGCCTGTCGGATCTACTTGTGTATTTTATACAGATGGTACTACTGCTAATTCTATGAAACTTGCTGGAATTTTAAGTCAAGGAACAGTACAAGTTCAAACAGGAACTAATACTCCTTACACTGCAGTTCATGGTGATGTAATATTTGGTGAAACATCTAATGGTGGTGGAGGTACAATTCAAGTTAATTTACCAGCTTCACCAAGTGCAGGGGATGTTGTAACTATAATGGATGCATCATTAAGTGGAGGCTTTGCTTCTAACAATTGTACTGTAGATAGAAATGGTTCTAATATTGAAGGTGCAGCTTCTAATCTTACTTTAGATACTACTAACCAAGCAGTAACTTTAGTCTACACAAACAGCACTAAAGGCTGGCAAAAACAATCAACGAATACATAGGAGCAACTAGATGCTCACTGAAATAAAGTTTGCTCCGGGAATAGACAAACAAGATACTAGTGTTGGAGCAGCAGGTCGTTGGGTTGATTCAGACTTAGCAAGATTTAGATATGGACTACCAGAAAAAATAGGTGGTTGGTCTTCTTTACTTACCGACACAATACAAGGTGTTGCTAGAGCACAACACTCTTTTGTAGATAAAGAAGGAAATAGATATGTGGCTATTGGTACAGATAAATTTTTACTTATATATTTTGAAGGTCAACTTTATGACATTACTCCATGGGTAGATAATAATGTCGGAACTCAAACTACTTTTACAAGTTCTACCCTGACGACGAGTACCACACGAGGAACAGCCATTACAGTTACAACAACCAGTGCTCATGGATTAATTGAAGGAGATATGGTTGTTTTAGATTCAGTAACTATGCCTACAAGTTCAAGTATATCTGCATCAGATTTTGAAGATAAAATTTGTCAAGTGATAACTGTTCCTTCATCAACTACTTTTACAATTACGTCTCCAAGTGCTGAAACAGGTGGAGGAGGTGCAGATTTAACTTCTGGAAGTTCATGTATAGTTCAACCTTACGCAAGTATTGGTCCAAGTGCCCAGTCCTATGGTTATGGATATGGTGCTGGATTATATGGTGGAACTGTAACAGGGGTTGTAACAAACGATTTAGACGGAGCGTTGGCCGCAGACACTCAAGGTAATAATGGTTCCGCTACACAAATTAGATTATCATCTACAACAGGATTTCCAACAGCTGGTACAATAGCTGTGGAAAATGAATTAATAACATACACGGGAGTTGCAGGTGTTGAACTTACAGGTATAACTAGAGGTGCATTAGGAACCGCCACAACTGGAACTTCTAATGGTCAAGCCCATAGTGATGGTGAAACTGTTACCAATGCTACTAATTATAATGGTTGGGGTTCAGCAGTTAATGCTTCAACAGTTCAACTAGAACCAGGTCTTTGGTCTTTAACTAATTGGGGTGATGTATTAATAGCAACTATTGCAAATGGAAAAACTTATACTTGGGATGCATCTGCTTCTTCAAGATTAAGTGTAAAAGCATCTAGACAAACATTATCTTCAGGATCAACTAGTGTACAAAACTCAGAGTATTGGACAGCAACAGGAACTTTAGATGCTACTAATACTTTAGGTGGAGACAACGGCGAAGCAGTGGGTAATCCTACATCTTCAAGACTAACATTAGTATCTCCTACAACAAGACACTTAATTCATTTAGGCACGGAAACAACTATTGGAGATACTACAACACAAGATGATATGTTTATTAGATTCTCGACAGGTGAACAATTAAATCAATTTACTCCACTTGCTACCAACTCTGCAGGTACACAAAGATTACAAGACGGAACTAAAATTGTTGGAGCGTTAATCGCTAAAGAAAATATTTTAATATGGACTAATAATGCATTGTACACAATGAAATTTGTTGGAGCTCCCTTTACATTTGGATTTGAACAAGTTGGTACTAACTGTGGATTGATTGGTAAAAATGCAGCTGTTGAAATTGATGGTGTTGCTTATTGGATGTCTAACAATGGTTTCTTTGCATTTGATGGTACGGTAAACTCACTACCTTGTAGTGTAGAAGATTATGTATTTGATGATGTAGACACAACTAAAGGTCAACAAGTATGTGCAGGATTAAATAATTTATTTACAGAAGTAATTTGGTGGTACCCTTCGGCTGGATCTGAATATAATAATAGATCTGTTTCTTATAATTATGGTGAAGCTAAACAACCTCCGTTAGGTACATGGACTACTAATAGTAATACAAACTTTAATAGAACAACTTGGATGGATACATTAATTTATCCTCAACCTTATGCAACTGCTTATGATAGTACAGGTACAGGAACTTTTCCTACAGTGGTGGGTCAATCAGGATTAGGTAATACAACTTATTTTGCACAAGAAACGGGAACCGATCAAGTTAATCCCGATGGAAGTACCACAACTTTAGAATCTTTTATTCAATCATTTAGTTTTTCTTTACAAGCAGATCAAAGTGAAGTCTTTTTAGCTATGCGGAGATTTTTACCAAATTTTAAAGTTTTAACAGGTAATAATCAAATAACTATTTCAGTTAAAGATTTTCCTGCTGATAATGATGAAAAAACTGCATTAAGTCCTTTTACTATTACATCAACTACTACAAAAGTAGATACACGTGCTAGAGGAAGATATGCAAATTTAAAACTAGCTAACACAGCAGCTGGCGAGTCTTGGAGATTTGGTACATTTCAAGTAGATATACAACCCGATGGAAGGAGAGGATAATGACAAAAATTGTAGTAAGATTACCAGAACCTAGAAAAGAATATAGTGAAGATAACCAAAGACAAATTAACAGATCTATCAGTTTGATTGTGGAACAATTAAATGCTACATACCTAACACAATTAAAAGAAGACCAAGAAAGATATAGTTGGTTTATAAATTAAATGGCTAATATTTATAAAAATGCAAAACATGATTTTACTGGTACAGGTAATGTTTCGGTATATACAGTTCCAGAAAACTCTAGAGCTATTATAAAATCTATTTTGATAACAGATGATTCTAGTAGTGGAGATACTATCCAAGTTGATTTAGTCACACCATCTTCAGCAGGAAGTGCAGTATTTAATTTATTTAAAGCACAATCAATAACTTCTAATCAATCATTACAATTAATAACCGAACCTTTAATTATGATGGAAGGTGAAATATTAAGAATGACAGCAACTACGGCCGATCGTTTATTTGCTATCGTTTCTATATTAGAAATAAACAGAGAGGATTTATAATGCCAATTGTCAAACAAAAATCAGAAAAAATATATGAAAAACAGATAGACGGTAAAATGATACCAGTTATTACACCTGAAGTAATATTGACTATTACACACAAAGAAAGTGGAAGAGAGTATCTTTCAGAAAAAGAAGCAGAAGATGATATTAACAGCCCACATACAAGCACTACTAAAGATCATATTAAGAGAGATGTTGAAATAAAAATAGCAGAAATGCCCCCTCTTGGTGGATCTAGTAACTTGTAAGTTAGTTGACTAGACACGAAAACTCTAGTAAATTGTGGTACAATCGCATATATACAAGTCTTGCGAACTTGCTTTTCAACAATATAATATAGATAAAATATGGGATTCTTTAAAAAAATATTTAAACCAGTATCAAAGGTATTAGACAAAATAATACCTAACGAGATTAAACCTTTTTTACCTTACGCTGCAGCCTTTGCACCTTATATGTTACCAGCAGGTTTATCATTTGGTACAGGTATTATGTCTAATCCTATGATAACAAGAGCATTGGCTAGTGGTGGTATTAATGCTTTATCTCAATTAGCACAAGAAGGTAATGAAGGAGATCTTAATGCAATGTCTTTAGGACTTGCAGCTTTACAAGGTGGAATGGGAGCCGAAGGTGCTGCTAGTAAATTTAGAAGTTATAAAAATCCAGGAGATGCAATTAGTATTCCTGGAGGAAATATGCCTGGTCAAGGAATAGGTGGTTTTAAATATGATCCAAGTAAATTAAGTTTTTTAGATAAAGCTAAAAACTTTAGTTTAGAAGGATTAGCTAAAGGTTCAGAATTTATAGGAGAAGCTGGAAGTATATTACGTCCAGGGGAAACACCAATGACAATGAAAAATGTAATCCAAGCAGCGGGTATACCTTTCTCTGTTGGTACAGGTGAAGCTATGAGATACGAAGCAGATAAAGCAATGGAGGCTTACAGATTAGCTTTAGCCGAATATGATGCAGAACAAGCAGCATTAGGCGGTGGAACTAATGAAGGTAGAAGAGCAGCGATCCTTGCAGCTATGAAAGCTTACAACCATCCAGAAGAATTAATTGAAAGTACATTAGCAGAATTAGGATTAAGAGACGGTGGTAGAGTAGGTTATGCAGTAGGTGGAGGTATTACAGATATTTTTGCAGAAGCAAGTTTTAGTAAACCAGACTTTGGTGGTATAGAACTAGCAATAGGTAATGTAGAAGAAAAAAATGATTTAATAGCTAGCAGACAACAAGATTTATTTATGATGTTAGAAGAGGCTATAATGAAGGGCGATGATGATAAAATATTTGAAATAAAATCAGATTGGTATAAAGAGTTTGGAATACCAATGCCAATGTCAGAAAACATCACAGAAGAATCTGTTACACAAATGGCTGCACAAGGTGGTATAATGGGTTATAATAATGGGGGAAGTGTATTACCTCCAGGAATAGAAATGGATTATAGAGGTGGTGGATTTATTCCTATGGGTTCTCAAGAAAGAGCTGACGACGTTCCGGCAAGAGTGAGTAAAAATGAATTTGTAATGACAGCGGATGCTGTTAAAGCAGCAGGTGGTGGAAGTGTAAATAAAGGAGCACAACGTATGTATGATTTAATGAACAACTTAGAGGCTAGAGCATAATGGCAGTAACAGAAACACGATCACTCGTAAACCCAACACTAGAAGGTTCGCTTACAGCGTTCCTTAAAAAATTAGATCCACTTGGTGGACAACAAATTAATACAGCAGCTTACGCACCTAAAGTTGCAGCACAAAATGCTTTACAGACAGCACCAGCAACAGCAGCGGCTGGTTTAGGTGCATTAACGGGTACAGGAGCGGGGGCCGCGGATGTCGCTGGTTCTATTGCTTCTTACATGTCGCCGTACCAACAAGAAGTTATTGACACATCTTTAGCTGAATTTGATAGAAATGCGGCAATTCAACAAACAGGTTTAAGAGATCAAGCTATCTCACGTGGTGCTTATGGTGGTGGTAGAGAAGGTGTTATGCAAGCTGAAGCTATGAGAGGCAATCAAATGAACAGAGCTAGCCTTCAAGCACAATTATTAAATCAAGCTTTCAATCAAGCACAAGCAGCAAGAGGTGCAGACTTAACTGCTCAACAAGGTTTAGGTCAATACCAACAAGCATTGGGTCAAGCACAACAAGGATATGACCAAGCTATTTTAGATGCTAATCAAATTGCAGCTCGAGAAGCAGAGTTTGAAGACTTTACAAGATTAGGTTTAGTTGGACAACAATTAGCACAAATACAACCAGGAGCCTTCGCTTCGCAAACTGTAGGTTACGCACCTCCAGCAGCACCAGCAAGTCCAATGACTAACTTCTTAACAGGAGCAGCGGGTGGCGCAGGTATCATGGGCAAACTAGGACTGTTCGGATAATGAGTAGAATTTTAAGAAGACCAATGTTTAGAGGGGGTGGTAAAGTTTCTAGCTATGGAACTGGTATTGCTAGTGGCTTAACTAATCAACCTCCAGGTTATGCACGGGGTGGATCAATTCACACTCCTAAAAGAGGAATAGTAAAAGGACCCGGTTCTTATTCATATGCTGACAATTGGAAAAATATAAATTGGAAAAATGTATCGGACTCAGCAAAAAATACAGGTTCTCAAATAGTTCAAAAAGCAAAAGATAAAGTTTCAACAGGCACAAGTAAAACAAAAAACCTTTACAATAAATCTAAAAGCTTTTTAAAATCTAAAAATTTTAGTGAAGCAGGTTTAAAAAAAGCTATTAAAAAATACGGTCCTAAAGTTTTAAAGGCTGGAAAAACTGGTATTATGGGTACAGTAAAAAGATTTCCTCTTGCCTCTAGGGTAGCAGTTCCCTATGCATTATATTCAGCGGCAGAAGCTACACCTGTAGATGAAAAATATGGAATTACACGAATGGAAAATCTATTTCCAATGATCGGTGATACTAAATCAACTATGGAGAAAAAATTTAAAAGAAATCTTGAGGAAGAAGCTAATCCTAATAATCCTTGGAGATATAATAAATATAAATATGGACCAAGAAAAGAACACCCTCTTTATGATCCAGAAAAATCTTCTTACTGGCCATGGGCTAAAGGAGCAGCAGAAACTGATCTTGAAAGTGAGAAAGCACCAACCGGTATTATAGGACCTCCGGGTGGTGGAGATCCAGAGATGACATACACAAAACCTGAAATAGAAGAACCAGCTCCACTAACAATGAAACAACAAGTAGAAAAAGACAAAGCATTGTTTGCAGAACTATTAGGCGAAGGTGAAGCTAGAGGTAAAGATGTATCGGATATGTTATTAAGATTTGCAGGTTCCGGTGGTAATACTGTAGGTGAAAAATTCCAACAATACATTGGTGCAGAAGCTATGGCTGGCCCTAGTAGAACAGAAAAAATTAATCAAGCTGCAGCAAGTTTAGCTATTAACGATTATATCGCCGGTAAGAGATCTAAAGAAAACATGGAGATGATGTTAGAGAAAACTAAATTTGGAGTTGACTATACATTAGATGCTCAAAAAGCTGCTAAAGATATTAAAGGCATGGACTTTGGGGAAGCTTTGACTTTCTATGCAGAAAATGTATTCAAGGGTAAAAAAGGTAGAATGGATCCTCAAGTTATTAAAGGTGTCTTAAGTATACAAATGCCAGGTAAACAAATTAATACTAAAACTTTTAGTAAGAAAAATTTAAATGAAATAGATTCCAAAGACTTAGAGATTGGTTTAAACATTGTAACTTATAAAGGTGGAAAAATAATACTTGATAAAATTTCAGAAACAGAAGTTAATCCACTATCAGACTTATTTATAACATAGGGAGACACTAAATTATGGCTACTCTTGGGGATCTAGGAATTGGCGGAAATTCTTCGAGCAGTGATGACGATGATATTGGAGTTATAAGATCTACATTATCAGGCATAGCATCAGGTGTATTTAAAATACCTGAAGGATTTTTTTCTTTAGGTGCAAACTTAATTGACTTAGGTTTAAATACAAATACTGCGGCTAGCGTAGAAAAATTCTTTGACACAATCAACCCTTTTGACGAAGCGGCAGAAGCGACTGCAGCTGGACGGATCGCGGAGCTTATAGTTAACATTGGAGTTCCAGGTGGTATTGCTTTCAAAGCTGGTAAGAATTTAACAAAAGCAGCACTCGCTGCAAAACAAAACGGTAATTATTATACACTAACAGGAACGGGATTAGCCGACGATGTTATTTCTAAAGGTGTACCTAAAGCTACTAAATGGAATGTAGCTCCCATTAACAAAGAAGTACAAGAACTAGCTTTAAATAAAAAAGGAAAATTTTTAGAGTATGCTGGTGGAGCTGGATTAGGTGGAGTTGCTGAAGGTGTGTTTGTGGGTGATGTCGATAAGGCAGGAACTCTAGGAGATTTTCTAGGTGGACCTACTAAACTAGATAGAGAAACAGGTGGTAGTGGAAGAACGCAAGCAGGTAGAGACTTAGCTAACAGATTAAAATTTGGTGTAGAAGGTGGACTGTTTACTGCGGGTATTGGTCTAGGGGGTGTAGGTTTTAATAGATTAAGAAAAGGACCAACAGATACCGGTAGAGTTATTACCGATCCTATGGAAAAATTTTGGAATAACTTATTTGGTAATTTAAGTAAGAGAGGTAAGAAAGGAACAGTTACTTTCGAAGCAACAGACGCTATAAGAACTGGTGTGGATGCTAATAAAAGATTAGGACTAGACGCAGCTAATACAATAGAAAACCAACTCTATAGACTTTATCCTAAGATGGAAAAGTACTGGGCTAGTGATGACGGTATAAAAGAATTAGCTAAAAAGAAAGAAGCTTTAAATAAAACTTTATTAGATGGTTTAGAAAATCCTATTTACGAAACAAAACAGTTAACTAGAAAAGGAAAAGAGTCTGGTTTTACTTTAGATGAAGTGATGGCCGGTAGAACACAAGATGGAAAAATAATTGATGACGCTGCTTCATTAATGGAAGATGGCTTTACTTTAAAATTTGGTAATGTAACCGACGATGCTTTTGAAAGTTTTTCTAAAGAATTAGATAACAGTAAAAGCTACGGCAAAGGTGCACCAGTAGATGAAGTAAAAGAGAGTATTAGATTTGAAATGAATTTGTTAAGAAATAAATGGGCAGATCTATTTAGTTCTTATGGTCGAATGCTTACCCCTAAAGAATTAGCTAACTTTAAAAATTCAGCAGGAAGTAAGATGAAAGATTTTATAGATGCGGGTTCTAAAATCTTTAAAGATAAAACAAGTTCTATTAATGCCTTAGAAAAATTACCTGTCACAAGTCCTATTATTAAAAAATTTGCAGCTGAAATAGACAGAGCGGCTCAAACATACGGAGTTAATTTAACACCCGATGAAATTAACGGTATTATTAGAGATACATATAATAGTGCAGTATTAGAAAAAGGATTTAATCTTAACCAAAATAGTGGAATATTTTTTAGAAATACTCCTAAAATTTTAGGTCAAGGTGAAAACACTTTATTATCTGCTTTTCAAAGAGAAGGTGAAACGGCTAGAAAATATTTTAGAGAAGGGCTAAGTCAACCTGTAGAGAAAGGAAGAAATTTATCTCAAATAGATGACATTACATTACCTGACGGTAGTATATTCGAAAGAAAAAAATTACTTAAAGAACTTGTAGGTAAGTCTAATGATGGTTTAAACACTGCCATTACTGGTACCAATAGAATTGCTAATTTAGTTATAAGAGGTGAAGTTAATCAAGAAATAATACGAAATTCTGCAAGACAAAAAAAATTAGTAGACGATTGGTTAAAAAGTGTAGACGAAATAGGTGAAGCCGCAACCATAGAAAAATCAGGACCACGACCTAAAGCTCCAGAAATTGTAGATACTGCAGAAGATGCTAAAAAATACTTTGGTGGGGAACGAGGTCAAATGGGAACGGGAGGTCAAAAATCTACAGGAGATTATGTAGAGATGGTAGCTAGAGAAGATCCTACTCCAATAAAAGGCATAAGACCTTTAACTGTCACTGACGGAGAAATAAAAAGTATTGGTGCAGATCTTAGTAATAATTTAAACGGTAAGTTTGCTTTAACAGGTAATGCTGATGCATTAGTTAAGGGAGATATAGTTCAAGAGTCTTCTAACTTAGGTTACTTATTATATAAAAATGCTATTCTTTATCCTAAAGCTGGAGCTCAATTAGCTAAAACAGTATTAGGTCCTGTAACGCACGCTCGTAACTTTTTAAGTGCGATGGCTTTTGCTGGAGCTAATGGTGTATTATTAAATAATGAATTTGGTGCACTTAAAAAAGCATGGAACTCTTCAATGGGTCCTGCCTTTACCGGTAAAAACAATCCACAGTCTCAAGCTTTTTATAGAAAGCTATTAGATCTTGGAGTTGTTAACTCTAACGTATCACAAGGAGACTTAAATAGACTATTAAGTGATGTTAAGTTTGGAGAAACTTTAGGTAAACTAGAAGGTAAAACTATTAATAATATAGTTAACCTTATGTCTCGTGGTAAAAAGTTTGCTCAAGACGCATACACAGCTGAAGATGACTTTTGGAAAATCTTTAGTTGGATAGGAGAAAAAACAAGATTAGAAAAAGGTTTAAGAGAAATACCAAATGAAAAAGGTTTAGCATTTGGTGATGATGTTATTGAAGTGTTAGATGACGGCACAACTAGAAAATTAGGTGAATTTAATGAAGAGTTTTTAGAAAAGAGAGCAGCTGATTTAGTTAAAAACAACGTGCCTAACTATGCATATGTCTCTGACTTTGTACAAGGCTTAAGAAAATATCCTGTTGGAAACTTTGTATCTTTCCCTGCAGAAATTATGAGAACTTCAACTAACATTGTTGAAACTGCTTTAAAAGAAATTAATTTTAAAATTCAATTACCAAGTGGAGCCATCGTCCAACCTTTTAAATCTATAGGTAAACAAAGATTAAGAGGAATGGCTTTAACAACGGCTGTAGTTCCAGCTTCAATTGCAACAGGAGCTGCAATGCTTTATGATGTAACTAAAGATGAAATTGAAGCACTAAGAAGATATGTACCAAAATGGTCTAAGAATTCTACTTTAATACCTATAAGAAATGAAGACGGTAAACTATCTTACATAGATTTCTCTAGAATGAATGCTTACGATTTATTATTAAAACCTATTCAAGGAGTTATTAATTCTATTGATTCAGGGAGAACAGATAACAATGGAATCATGGCAGACTTTGTAAAAGGTTTAGCAGAAGGTACTAAAGAAATAGCTTCTCCATTTATTACAAGTTCTTTATGGGTTGAAGCATTACAAGATATTTTACCTACCGCTATTTTAGGAAGAGGAGGATTAGATGCTGAAGGTAGAAGAGTTTATAATGAATCGGATAGTGCAGGAAATAAAATCATGGCACGAATGATGCATTTAATAGACGCAGTTGCTCCGTTCAATGCTTCACAAATGAATAGATTATTTAAAGCTTCTATGCCTGAAGGTACGGCATTAAGTTATGACAAATATGGTAAAGATTATGAATTAGGTAAAGAACTTTCAGGTTTAGTTGGACTAAGAGCAGTTGATGTCGACCCGGAAAAAGGAATTAAATATAAAATTAATGAGTATCAAAAAAATGTTAGAAATGCTCGATCATTATTTACAAGTAAAATATTAAAAGGTGGTCCTGTTTCTCCAGAAGAAGTAGTAGATGCATATATTAATGCCAACAGAGCTATGTACGAAACTAATAAAATAATGTACAGAGACATAGAAGCGGCTAAAACATTAGGTATGACATCTACAGGAGTTGAAACATCAATGGACGAAAGAGGAGCGGGATCTGCTTATGATTATTTAGAAAGTGGAACCTTTAAACCTTACACAGTTTCTGAGGCAGTAGAACAAGTATTCCAACACAACGCAGATATGTTGGGAGTAGCCAATCCATTAGATGCAGCGGGACCTGTTTTAGATAGGATTGCAGAAATATTAGAATCTATACCTATGGGAGAAGATATTTTTCCAGATTTAGATAATCCATTTAGTGTAAGTTTAGGAGAAGCAGCTGGCAATATTTACAATGCTGTTATCCCACCTGAAGTAAATAATAATTTCTTAGGTGCAGCTAATGTAAATATAAATCAAGTACAAGGTGTTACCCCTAATTTTGCTCAACTTAAAAACCAAGATCAAAAACTTCAAAGAATTAGCAACGTTAATAGTTTAATCAAGACTTAATCATTATGGCTATAGAACCCAAAACAACAAGAGAACACATCATATCACTTTACGGACATATGACAGGCATCAAAAAAGATATCAATAAAATCAAAACAAACGATTTAAAACATATCCACGAAGACGTTGAGAAATTGGGCGGTAAGATAGATAAGTTCTATTGGGTTCTCTTAATAGTTGCGGGAACAACTACACTTTTCGTGCTAGATTTATTATTTAACAGATAGGAGAAAATATTATGCAACTAAGTAAACATTTCAAACTTGAAGAGATGACTAAGTCGATGACAGCGACGCGGAAAGGAATTGACAACTCACCTGGAGCTGGTGACATTAAAAATTTAGAGAATGTATGCTATGAAATACTAGAACCAGTTCGAGCTAAGTTTGACAAACCAATTACAATAACATCGGGCTACAGGTCTGAGGCGCTTTGTGAAGCGATCGGCAGCAAAAAGACGTCGCAACATGCAAAGGGCCAGGCGGTTGATTTCGAGATTGCAGGTGTGCCAAATATTAAGACGGCTTACTGGATTCAAAACAACTGTGACTTTGATCAATTAATTTTAGAGTTCTATAAAAAAGATGATCCAGCAGGTGGCTGGGTTCACGTGTCATACAATGAAAAGGGTGCGAACAGAAAACAAGTTCTAACTTACGACGGGAAAAGCTACGAGAACGGACTACCTGATATGGAATGGAAAGACGGAAGCGTTGTAGGATAGTGATATGCAAAACAGTTTGTTGGTGCATAAGCATCTTATTATACGTGCCGAAGCTGTAAAACCTCCAACCGACGAAGAACAATTAAAAGAATGGATGACAGAGTTTGTTGAATCTATAAATATGAAAATATTTATGGGTCCTTACGTTAAGTATTGTAGTATGCCAGGCAATAAAGGTATCACTGCGGTAGCTGTTATAGAAACTTCACACATTGCTATGCATATTTGGGATGAACCACACCCAGCTCTTATGCAGTTTGATGTTTATAGTTGTGGGGAATTTAATCATACAGACATCTGTAAAAAAATTATGGAAGATTTTGATATTCACAAAATTGAATATAAATATTTGAACCGGGAAACGGGATTACAAGATATATAATTGCATTCTAAATTTTTGACAAAAATACTTTCATCTTAGAAAATCCCAATTAATTCTTTTCTTTATTCCATTGAAGCAACAACAAAACAATTACTAAATAGATAAAAATTATTAATCCTATACTTATAAAAATCATCTACAGATACACCCGAAGAATTCCCCGCTACCATCATTCATCACATGTTGATTAAAAGGAGGCTCCATATAGGTACTTAATTTAATTCTTAAAATGTCACACAAAGCAAAACAGTCAATGCCTTTAGTAAAGAGTTTGACATCTGCCAACATAGCTTTAGTCACTGGGACTAGATGATACAAACCATCTGTCAGAATTATTAAATCCATTCTTTCCAATCCTCATCCATAATAGTATTAGCAATATCCATTTTAGAACGTAAGGCTTTTACTATCTTTTCATCTACAGTTTTAGGTGCTATAAGGTCGATGTATGTTACTGATTTACTCTGACCTATTCTATGTGCTCTATCTTCTGATTGTAATCTTTTTTCTAAGTCATAACCATTAGAATAATAAATTACATTATTGGCTGCAGTTAGAGTTATACCATAACCCGCTGTTTGAGGATTACCGACAAAAAACCTAACATTAGAATTAGGATCTTGAAACTTTTTAATAGCATCGGCTCTGTCTTGAGAACTTATGGCTCCATAATATTGTACTATAGAGTCTTCTCCATATTCTTCACTAATGTTTTCTACTATATTTTCAATATCATAAATATAATTAGCCCAAATAATGACTTTTCCTTCTACTTCTTCAAGCAAACTTAAAAGTTCTTTTATTCTATTGTTTTTAATTTTAGTTATAGTGCCGTCATCATTCTTTAAATGACCACAAGTAATTTGGTGTAAGCGCATTAATTGAGTTAAAACATGAGGAGCGGTAGCCATTTTGCCTTTTAGTAGAGCGAGAGCCGCGGATTTCATTGTTGCATAGGCTTTACTTTGTTCCTCAGTAAGTTCTATCTCCCTTTTAGTATATATTTTGTCAGGAAGATCTAAACAATCTTCTTTTAAAACTCTGTAAGAAAAAGCCTTAATATTATCAGCTAACTCATCGAGTCTTTTATAACTCCCTACTAATTGAACTCTACGACCTCCAAAATTTCTTTCAATCATATGAGCATATCTATTTCTAAAAGCATAAAACGAATCAAATCCTAATAAAAATTCATTTAAAAAATTACATTGAGTAAATAAGTCTAAAGGACTTTTTGTAACGGGAGAACCTGTAAGTATTCTTCTATACTCGGCCTGTTTCCCCAATTGCAAAATTGATTTAGTACGTTTAGCAGTAGGATTTTTAATAGTAGTAGACTCATCAACTGCAAGCATAGTGGTATGCGATCTTAAAAATTTAGCAGCGAAGTCTAAACCTTTTTTAGTACTTAAGGCCTCAACATTCATTATAAGGATGTGAAGGTCATGTCCTGTTTCAAATAATAATTGATACTCTTTATCCTTTGTCTTAGATGTTGAAGCAGTCCATAATACCATTGTAGGTTGTATATGACTAGGTAAATGTATTGGTATTTCTTGAGTAAACCAATTGTTATAAACACCTTTAGGTGCTATAATTAGCGCCCCATTTATTTTACCTTTATCATAAAGCATAGCCATATTATCAACTAATACTTTGGATTTACCTGTACCCATCTCCATAAAATAGCCATATTCTGATTTATCCCACGACTTTTCTAATGCAGTCAATTGATGTGCATAAGGTTTAGTTTTAAATTTATAATTTATCATTTTTTCTTCTTTCTTTGTTGACAAGTATATAAATTCCTATACAAGATATGTCAAGAAAAAAGAATGAAGAATGAAAAATAAAATTTTTGAATTATATAAACCAAATTCTTTAAGAGAATTTTTAGAATTTTATAAAAATAATCCTAAAGAAAAATTTGTCTATGTGGCACAACAACCACCAGCAAATATAAATATATTAAGTGCATCCGATTTTGGATACTTAGTTATATGTTTACCAAACACAGGACCAGAGTCTCAAGCAATTTATTCAACACAACCTTTCGTAAGAAAGATGAAAAAAAATTTACAAGATTTTAGATCACAAGATTATTTATTAGCAATAGGAGATCCTATTATAATTGGGATTTGCAATATTGCTATAAGTGATGTAACCAACGGAAAGTTTAATGTTTTAAAATGGGATAGAAGAGAGTATAGATACTACCCATTAGAATTAGACTTTTATAACTAGAAAGGTAGAAAGATGAGTAATGATGTACAAAACATGATGCTAAATGATTCGAAAGATCTTTTAGATAATGTTGAAATAACGACGATAGCTGCAGAATGCGTTAAGCTTAAAGCAAAAGAAGACGAGATTGCTGCACTAGAAGAACAGTTGAAAGCTAAAAAAGCAGAAGCTGATGATATAGGTTCTAGAGTAATTCCAGAATTGTTAGCAGAACAAGGTTTGTCTGAACTTAAACTTCAAGATGGATCTAAAGTTTCTGTTAAAAAAGAATTTAGAGCAACTATTCCTAAAGATGAGGCAAGACGGGAAAGTTGTTTACAATGGCTTCGTGACCAAGGGTTGGGTGACATTATTAAAAACAATGTTATTGTATCTTTTGGTAAAGGAGAAGATGACAAGGCTGAGCAAATGCTTAACCTTGCAGCTGAACATGGTTTTAATCCACAGCAGAAATCTGATGTGGCTTGGAATACATTGACGGCTCTATATCAGGAGCGTGTTCAATCCGGTTTGGACATGCCTTCTGATAGCTTTAGTCTTTGGATTAAAGATAAAACTAAAATAAGCCGGAAATAACTAATGGAGAATGTGTAATGAGTAATGAAGTAATGAAAAAAGACACAGGGTCTGTGGCCTTATTTGGCAATGACCTCCAAAAAGGTTTTGAGAACATGACGCAAGAAGATATGGCGTTACCGTTTGTCAGAATCTTAGGACAACTATCACCACAGGTAACTGACGGTGATGCGAAGTATATAGAAAGTGCTAAACCAGGCATGATTTATAATACTGTTACCAGCGAGTGCTTCGATGGTAAGCAAGGTATCAAGGTTATTCCTTGTTACTACAAAAAGGATTATCCAGAATGGTCGGATAGAGGGGACGGACCAGGTGCTCCAGTCGCAGTTCATCTACCGAACAGTCCGATAATCCAAACAGGTAAGAGAGATGGTTCTAAAATTAGATTACCAAATGGTAATTATTTAGAAGAAACAGCTTCTTACTATGTTTTGGTTGAAACAAAAGGAGGTGCAATGACACCAGCGTTGATTACTATGAAGTCGACGCAGCTTAACGTCAGTAAAAAATGGAATTCTATGATGAAGACCATACAAATACCTGATGGAAAAGGTGGAATGGCTATCCCTCCAATGCATGGGGTTGTGTATAAGTTATCATCTGTATTACAAAAGAACGATAAAGGTTCTTGGTATGGTTGGTCTGTTACACAAGACAGAATAATGGGACAAAAGGATAAAACTTTATACCTAACGGCTAAAGATTTTAATTCTAGTGTCTCTAAAGGAAACGTGCAAACAAAAGCAGATGTGGAAGAGAAAGCTAAAGATAGTACTCCGTACTAAATTTAGTTTGAGGGAGGAGCGATTTATTTATCGCTCCCCCTTTACAAAGAAATGAGAATGTAATATATGAAGAAATTCAAAACAATTTTTAGCGGATTAACAATAGCATATGGACAATACCAACCCGGTGACAGAGGAGAGAATGGTAAACAACAAGGAAAAGCCTTTATTGTTCGTAAAGACGTCACCGACGGGCTTTGGGACGATCATCTCGCAGGAAAAGGTGCAGCCTTGGGAATCATCCCTATTACGGAAAATAATGATTGTAGGTGGGGTTGTATTGATATTGACGAATATAACTTTGATCACCTTAGCCTCATTAAAAGCATTAGGAATCTCAATCTTCCATTAATAGTCTGTCGTAGTAAATCCGGTGGTGCACACGTATTTTTATTTACTAAAGAAAATATTCCAGCATCTTTGATGCAATCCAAATTAAAACAAATAGCCATCATACTTGGGTATGAAGGGTCAGAAATTTTTCCTAAACAAACAGAGATATTAGTGGATCGTGGGGACACTGGTAACTTTTTAAATTTACCCTACTACAATGGAATGAAAGGACTACGTTATGCTATCAACGATACTGGCGCCGGTTGTACACTTGAGGAATTTTATAAGCTCTATGATCTTTTGGCTTGCCGAAGGGAAGAGGTGGAACAAATTAAAACGGAAGAGAAAAAAATAGAAGAGGCATTTCCCGGTGGTCCTCCTTGTTTAAACAAATTGGCAGCAATTGGTTTTGGGGAGGGCTCAAGGAATAACGCATTATTTAATATAGCGGTTTATTATAAACAATCTAAACCAGATTCTTGGGAAGATGAAATTGTAAAAGCTAATTCTAAATATATGGATCCAGCTTTAAGCAATAATGAAGTTCAACAATTAATTAAATCAGTAAACAGAAAAGGCTATGATAAATATAGATGTAAAGATGCACCTATTAATTCAGTCTGTCAAGCTGGCTTATGTAGAACTAAAAGATTTGGTGTAGGGTTTGGTGAAGAAGAGATGCCTGTACTTGGAAGTTTAACTAAATATACTTCTAATCCTCCACAATGGTTTTTAGATGTATCAGATAAAAGAATAGAATTAAAATCAGAACAACTTTACAATCCAGGTATGTTTGCTTTAGCATGTTTAGATCAAGCAAATAAAATTGTACCCGTCCCTAAACCTAGAGATTGGAAACAACATTTTTTAAAACCAATGATGCAAAATTTACAAGAAGTAGAACCTTTAGCTTCTTTAGATCCTATTAATGAAATTACAGGACTTCTTCAAGATTGGACTACCAATAGACAATCGGCGAGAACTTTAGATGACATATTTAATAAACTTCCTTTTACTGAAGGAGAGTTTACATATTTTAGATTAGAAGATTTTTATGCATTTTGTAAAAAAAATAATTGGGAAATGGATAAAATAAAAACAGGTAATCTAATTAAAAGATTAGAAAATATATTTATAGAAGAGACTAGACTTAGAATTAAATCTCAACACCCACGAGTTGTTAAAATTAAAACAATGAAAAAGGTTGAAGCTGCTGTTTCTAAAGTTCCTTACCAACAAGAAGATTTTTAATGAAATATTCTAAAGATGTAGGACCTAATTGGCATTTAAGATTTAGATTAATAATACAAGAACTAACAGAAGAACTAGAACTAACACAAATACACTTAAACATAGCTGAGAGGAAACTAAAGAAGTATGAAGACAATAATACTAGGTCCACCAGGAACGGGCAAAACAACAACGTTGTTAAACTTAGTGGACGAATTCATTCAAAAAGGAATTAGACCTAAACAAATAGGTTATTTTTCTTTTACCAAAAAAGCAGCGACCGAAGCTGCAACCAGAGCTGCCGATAAATTTGGTTTAGATATTGAAAATGATTTAACTAATTTTAGAACTCTTCATTCTTATGCTTTCAATCAATTAGGTATGACTAAAGAAAAAATGATGAAGACTGAAGACTATAAAGAATTTGGGCAAAAATGTGGCATACCTATTAAGACTGCAAAGTTCTCCACTGACGATGGTACATTTAATTCAGATAATGAGTATCTTACAATAATAAATACAGCTGCAGTTAAAAGAATGGATCTTTTAGAATATTATGATTCAAGAAAAAATATTATAGATATAGAACGAAACACTTTGTATCTCCTTGCTGAAGAACTAAATAGATTTAAAAAAGAAAAAAATTTAAAAGATTTTAATGATCTCTTAGAAGATTTTATAGAAAAAAATATTAAAAATACTTTTGAAGTTTTATTTATAGATGAAGCACAAGACTTATCTCTTTTACAATGGGATATGGTTAGGTGTATTTGGACTAATGCCAAGAAAACTTATATTGCCGGTGACGATGACCAAGCTATATTCAAATGGGCTGGTGCAGATGTGGATCACTTCATTGCACTTAAAGAAGAAGTAAATGATATTAAAGTATTAGATCAATCTTATCGTATACCGGGTGGACCTATTCACGAACTTTCTCAAAAAATAATAAGTAAAGTACAAAATAGATTTGAAAAAAAATATAAACCAAGAGAAGAAATAGGCATATTAAAAAGATATTCCGATATAACTCAAGTAGATATGTCCAAAGGTGATTGGTTAGTTTTATCGTCAGCTAATTATTTTTTAGAAGATGCTAAAGACTTATGTGAAATACAAGGATGGTATTATCAATATCGTGGCAGAAATTCTATTTCATTAAAATTATTATTAGCATTAAATAATTGGGAATCGTGGCGTAAAGGTGAACTATTAAATCACTTAGAGATTAAAAACATTTATGAATATTTAGGGGAAAATGTTTTAGTAGGATTTAGAAAAGGTAAAACTCTCCATTCAGATAGCAAATATACTCTAAAAGAATGTCGAGAACAACATGGCCTTAGTACTGACAAGGTTTGGTATGATTCTTTTGAAGGTCTAGATAATATGACCGAAAACTATATTCGTAATATGAGGGCGAATGGAGAGATGATAAATAAAAATCCTCGTATAATAATGTCAACAATACACGGAGCGAAAGGAGGAGAAGCCGACAATGTTTTATTAATGCAAGACTTAACAGGTGCAGCACTAGAAACTCTTAGTCATGACCCAGATGAATTACATAGATTATTTTATACTGGAGCGACGAGAGCGAAGCGTGAATTGCATGTATTAGATCCTAAGAACTTTGATCGTGCTTATATAATATGAGAACAGGAATATCAGATCAACACGAACGAGATGACAGTTTAGGAGCTGTTAATGAATACCGAGCAATTATAGAATTTTTAGCAAATGGTTGTGAAGTATTTAAAAATGTTAGACAACACGGTTGCATAGACATTGTAGTTATTCATCCAGATGGAACTATAGAAAAGCTAGATGTTAAAACAAGATGTGAACGAAAAAGAGACGGATCTCCTATACATAGATCCTTATCTGATAAACAAAAACAATGGGGTGTAAGATTATTTTATATAGATGAAAATCATGAAGGACACTACCATCCACCGAAAGGAATATACCATGACAAATAAAGAAATATTTAAAAAAGCTACATATGATTCATTAGACAAGCAGGTCGGAGGGAAACACTACCGCAATATGGCTATTCAGCCAGCAGAGTTTATAAATGAAAATAAACTCTTGTTTGCTGAGGGAAATGCTATAAAGTATATATGTAGACATTCAATAAAAGGAAAAGAAGAGGACGTGAGAAAAGCTATTCATTACCTAGAAATGATTTTAGAAAGGGATTACTCGTGAGAAGTACTCAGATCCCACTCTTTGCACCCGAAACCGAATGGGTTGCTCCACATGAACTTAAAGATTTATCAGGCGCGAAAGAAGTTGCGATTGACTTAGAAACCTATGATCCTCATTTAATGACCCTAGGGTCAGGTAATGTGACTCAAAAAGGCCACATTGTAGGCGTTGCCGTGGCCGTAGAGGGGTGGTCAGGCTATTATCCGATAGGTCATGAGGGTGGTGGAAATATGGACAAAAAACTCGTTTTAGAGTGGGTTCAAGACTTAGTAAACCAAGAAAAAACTACCTTTATATTTCACAATGCAATGTATGATGTCTGTTGGCTTAGATCTGCTGGTATTAAGATTAGAGGTAAGATTGTTGATACTATGATTGCAGCATCTTTAATTGATGAGAATAGATTATCTTATCAACTAAATACACTTGCAAAATTTTATGTAGGTATTGGTAAAGATGAAAAAATATTACAAGAAGCAGCCAAAAGTTATTCAGTAAATGCTAAAGCAGAAATGTATAAATTACCTGCAATGTATGTAGGTGAGTATGCAGAACGTGATGTCGAAGCTACCTTAAAACTTTGGCAAAGATTAAACATAGAATTACATAATCAAGAATTAATGGATGTCTTTACATTAGAGACAAAATTATTTCCTTGTTTAGTAGACATGAGATTCAAAGGTGTAAAAGTTGATCTTGAACATGCAGACAATTTGAAAAAAAATCTTATGGAACGAGAGTCCAAAATTATTAGTAAAATCAAAAGTTTAACAGGAATTGAGGTTGAAATACATGCAGCTAGAAGCATTGCAAAAGCGTTCGACAAATTAAAACTTCCATATGATAGAACTGAAAAAAGTAATGAACCTAGCTTTACAAAAAACTTTTTACAAAACCATCCTCATGAGTTAGCGAGGTCAATTGCAGACGCACGAGAGATTAATAAAGCACATACCACTTTTATAGATTCTATTACCAAACATTCACACAATGGAAGAATACATGCAGACATAAATCAAATTAGATCAGATGCCGGTGGAACGGTAACAGGTAGGTTCTCTATGAGCAATCCAAACTTACAGCAAATTCCAGCGAGGCACCCGGAGCTGGGACCGATGATTAGATCTATTTTTATTCCAGAAGAAAAATGTAAATGGGGATCGTTTGACTACTCCCAACAGGAACCAAGAATTTTAGTACATTATGCTAAATTACAAAACTTAGATGGTGTTGATGAAATTGTTGAAGCATACAATACAGGTGACGCAGACTTCCACCAAGTTGTAGCGGATATGGCAGGTATTGAACGTAAGCAAGCCAAAACAATTAATTTAGGATTAATGTATGGCATGGGAAAAAATAAGTTAATGTCAGAGTTAGGTTTAATGAAAGAATCGGCAGAAAAATTAATAAGACAATATCATACTAAAGCTCCTTTCGTAAAACAATTAATGGATAATGTATCTCGTAAAGCAAATGATCGTGGTAAGATTAGAACTTTGTTAGGTCGTGCGTGTCATTTTGATTTATGGCAGCCAGTGCAGTTTGGTGTGTTCAAACCCCTACCATTAGAACAAGCTAGAAAAGAATATGATGAGCCATTAAAGAGAGCCTTTACTTACAAAGCTTTAAACAAATTAATACAAGGTAGTGCAGCTGATATGACAAAAAAATCTATGGTAGCACTTTATGAAAATGGTATAATACCACACATACAAATTCACGACGAGGTAGATATCTCTGTTGAGTCTAGTAAAAAAGCAGAAGAAATTATTGAGATAATGGAATCTGCAGTTAAATTAAAAGTTCCTAACAAAGTAGATTATGAGTCGGGGGCTAACTGGGGTGAAATTAAATAGTGGCTTATTTAAATGCAAACATACCAATTATAGAATGTTACGTT